CTGAAGCTATCTCTAAAGAAGTTTAGCCAGCAGTCCATCAAGCTAGAGCATGACGTAGCGTATATCCTGCAACAGCAAGAAGCTAATGGTTTTAAGTTAGATGTGGACAAAGCCAACGACATCATAGTGAATGTCATGATGGAGATGAAGGACATCACAGAGAAGCTGCATAAGATATTCCCTCCCATCATTACACCCAGGACTAGTATAAAAACTGGCAAGAAACTCAAGGATAAAATAGAAGAGTTCAACATAAGCTCAAGGCAGCAGATAGCTAAGAGGCTGCAACAGAAGGGGATAAAGCTAAAGGAGAAGACAGAGAAAGGTCAGCTCATAATCAATGAGAAGATACTGGCTGAGATAGACACTCCAGAGAGTAACCTAATAAACCGTTACCTATTGCTACAGAAGAGGCAGTCACAGGTAGAGTCATGGCTCAAGTTAGTTACCAAAGAAGGCAGGGTACATGGCAGGGTAAGGACTAATGGCACAGTGACTGGACGCATGACGCACAGCACCCCGAACATGGCTCAAGTACCCGCAGTTAATGTACCGTTTGGTAGAGAGTGCAGAGAGTGCTGGACTGTAGACGAAGGTAACGTGCTAGTGGGTGCTGATGCTAGTGGGCTAGAGCTAAGGATGCTGGCTCACTACATGAATGATGAGGAATATACTTATGAAGTATTGTCAGGGGATATACACACAGCCAATCAGAAGGCAGCAGGGCTACAGACTAGAGACCAGGCTAAGACCTTTATCTATGCCTTCCTCTACGGAGCAGGGCCAGCAAAGATAGGGCAGATAGTCGGAGGCTCCTACGACAAAGGCAGAGAATTGATTGATGAGTTTCTAGATAACACACCAGCTCTAAAGAAACTAAGGAAGAGCATCAGTGACATCGCTGAAACTGGTACGTTGAAAGGCTTAGACGGTAGGCGTTTGACTGTCAGGTCTAAGCACTCAAGCCTTAATACTCTGCTACAGGGAGCAGGAGCTATCGTTATGAAGCAAGCCCTTGTTATCTTGGATGAGGCTCTAAAGAAACATAACCTGCCTTACAAGTTCGTGGCTAACGTACACGATGAATGGCAGATAGAAGTTCCTGAGTGGGCAGCAAAGGCCGTAGGTTATCAGGCCGTGTATGCCATCAGAGAAGCAGGTAAGGTATTAGACCTTAGCTGTCCGTTAGATGGTGAGTTTAAGATAGGCAGAAACTGGGCAGAAACCCATTGACAAAGCCTGTCTATGGACTTACTATAGATAATGTAGTAATACAACCTAGAGGAAAGTAATATGGATAATATAGTTCTAAATGCTGATATTTACTGGGCATTTCTTAACCACAAGAATATGAATGATAAGTATTCTGTGGACTTGTGTAACCTGTCAGCCGCTGCCTGTGAGAAATTGCAGAGTGTAGGTCTGAATGTCAACGAGAACGAGAAACAGCCAGACAAAGGCAAGTTTATTACTTGTAAGTCTGACTATCCTATCGTTGCCTTCAACTCAGCGGGTGATAAGATTGAGGAGATTTACACAGATAACGGTCTCCAGGTAGGTAATGGTTCTAAAGGTCGGGCTATGATTAGCTACTATGACTGGAAGAACAAGAAGGGTAGGTCAGCTAAGATGATGAAGCTGTTTATCACAGACCTTATCCCTTATGAATCTACAGGAGGGTCTTCAGATAACGGCCCAGCCACAGCTATGGAGCTAGAAGAAGCAGCTCTTTAGTTATTAGATGAGGAGGGGACTATGATATTAATTGATGCAGACATACTGTGCTATCGACTAGGGTATGCGGCACAGAAAGATGAGAATAAATCAGCCGCATATATTCTCGATGTTTTACATAGCTATGTCTCTACTATCATAGCCCTCTCTTCTGACTTTGAAGACTACCGCCTCTATCTCACAGGTCGAACTAACTACCGCAACGAGATAGCCCTCACAGCCCCTTACAAGGGCAACCGCACCAAAGAAAAACCACTCCATATCGACTTCATCAGAGCAGCCTTAGAGGGTGCGTGGGGTGCTGTGGTTGCAGAGGGACAAGAGGCTGACGATGCCATAGCCATAGATGCTACAGCACTAGGAGATGATTGTATTATCTGTAGTGTTGACAAGGACTTTGACCAAGTACCGGGATGGCACTATAACTTTGTTAAGAAACAGAAGTATTATGTCACACCAGAGGAAGGGCTGCTGTTCTTCTACAGGCAGATACTTATGGGTGATAGGATAGATAACATCATAGGCATCAATGGCATAGGGGATAAGAAGTCTCTGGCATTACTAGAAGGATTAACCGAGCAGGAGATGTATGATAAGTGTGTTGAACTCCATGAATCTGAGGAGCGTGTAATTGAGAATGCACAACTCCTCTGGCTTAGGAGGGAAGAAGGCCAGCTATGGACTCCACCGAATGAAGCAACCAAGTAAAAAGAAGAAGCGCACGAACAAACCACCACAGGGTTATGATAGCTGGTTCGAGTATGACCTCCACCACAAGCAACTCAAAGGCTGTAAGTGTCACTCAGAGACTGTTAAGTATGTACAATACAAGACTTACTACCCTGACTTTATCTATCACGATGGTAAGAATACTATATACATCGAGGCTAAGGGTAGGTTCAGGGACAGACAAGAAGCTAGGAAGTACGTTGACATAGCGGAAGGGCTGGGCAAACATGACGAACTTGTTTTTATATTTTACAACCCAAAGACTCCCATGCCGGGAGCGAGGAGTAGAAGAGATGGAACAAAACTCACTCATGGAGAATGGGCAGACAAGCAGGGCTTCAGGTACTTTACAGAGCAGACTATCCCTTTTAGCTGGGGTGTCAAATAGCTTATCTATGCTGCTCTTACCAGTCATTGCATGGTTCTTCCTGTTCGGAGGGCCAAACCTACACCTCCACATGGTTGCTTTCTACGAAGCACAAGCTACTTATTACAATGACCTTGCTTTAGTCTGCGCTACAGGTGACTAAGATGAAACATCTAATCATACCAGACACACAAGTTAAGCCGGACTATCCTACGGAACATCTAGAGTGGGCTGGTCAATATGCTGCTGAAAAGAAGCCTGATGTTATTGTGCATCTTGGTGACCACTGGGATATGCCTTCCCTGTCCACCTACGATGTAGGCAAAAAGAGTTTTGAGGGGCGCAGGTATACTCACGACATACAGGCAGGAATAGACGCTATGGAGCTTTTTCTGCGTCCTATACGCAAAGAACAGAAGCGTTTGAAGGAAAATAAACATAAACAGTGGAAACCCCGACTAGTGTTCTGTTTGGGTAACCATGAGTACAGAATAGAGAAAGCAGTTGACTCTGACTCTAAACTAGAGGGACTGATTAGTTATGGGGATTTGCAACTTAAAGAAATGGGCTGGAAAGTGCATAACTTTCTTGAGCCTGTTGTTATTGATGGCGTTGTATATTGTCATTACTTTACTAGCGGTGTCATGGGTCGTCCTGTGTCAAATGCTAGACTACTGCTTCAGAAGAAGATGATGTCTTGTGTCCAGGGTCATGTACAGGACAGAGACATAGCTTTCGGCAGGAGAGCTGACGGCAAAGCAGTCACAGGCATCTTTGCAGGTATCTTTTACCAACATGATGAAGACTATCTGACACCCCAGACTAATGGCTCCTGGTCAGGTATCTGGATGCTGAATGAGGTAGATGACGGTAGTTTTGATGAGATGCCAATATCACTTAATTTTCTTAAAATGAAGTATGCTTCTAGTGCCTATTTGAGAGGGGAACGATGAAAGTTAAAGCAACAAACACAGCCATAGGCTCGCTGACTGACGGCAAAGAGTATAAGGTAGTAAAGAAGGGGGACAGTGCTGCCGTTATAGTCAATGACTTAGGCAGGGAGATACACATCAAGCTAGAGGGTCAGTGTCCTACTCTGAGGCCAGATAGCCACTGGACATTGATACGGGACAGCATAGACGATGCTACACCAGAGGAGTGGGCTGCATTGCTATATAAAGAAGTCGTGCCTGAGCTAGACAAAGAAGTCGACAGCCCTGCACATTACAATACAGGGACTGTCGAGTGTATTGAAGCTATAAGCTCAACACTAAGCGGTGAGGAATTTCAGGGTTACTGTAGGGGAAATGCG